CTAAAACTTTGACTAAAATTAAAAAAGATCAAAGTAATCGCTACAAATCAAAAACACATAGAGCAAGATAATGCCCTATTTGATGAGTAACATCCCACACTTTAAGTGTTGGGTAAGAAGAGAGTATACGTGTAACCATGAACAATATCATGGAGAGTTTTTACATGCAATGGCAATTGCAGTTAATACAATACCTGACAGGTGTTTAAGTTTTCAGGTAGTATTTACAGGATGTGAAAGCGATTTTGATGATTCACAAAATATTCATGGTGGAGCAATGTGGGCAAGAATGCCAATCACAGCACTTGTTGCTGATGAACGATTGGAAGAATGGCCGGAGAGAATGGATACACATTTAGCTCAGCCGTGGGATTGCAGTTCACATCATCATTCAGTAATTAAGTTTGATAGAGCTAGTTCTAGTCCTTATTTATGTAAGATAGATGGCGAGTTCTACAAAGGCAAATACTTATTTACTGTAGATTATACTGAAAATGATATCGCTGATGATCCAGCACAACATAAACAAAGTCATGTAATTCAATTGACAGATGCAGATAAGTGGACAGGTAACATAGTTGCGTTGCCTAATAACAGAGTCAGGACAACAAGTCCTGCATTATGGGAGACAGGCGAGGGTGTACCTGATTTTAAGCCTAGTCAATATATACATTCAGCAGAGATACACAATAGTTATCTTGATCCTGAAGTAACTTTTAACAATCTATATTCGGAGGACAAATAGAATGATGATGAAAAAGAAGAAAGGCTACGCTAAAGGTGGTGCTAATATGAAGAAGAAAAAGGGATACTCTAAAGGTGGAGCTATGCCTATGGCTAAAGATCCTAAAACAGGAAAAATGATGCCTAAATTTGCAATGGATGGTAAGGGCAAAATGAATAAAGGTGGCATGGCTACCAAGAAAAAGATGGCTATGAATAAAGGTGGATCTACTATGAAGAAGAAAGGTTACTCTAAAGGTGGCACTCCGAAAAAAAAAATGACAAGACGCAGTGCATAACAATAGCAATTGTAACAGGTAATGGCACTCGCAAAAAGTCAAAAAAGTCTTAAAGATTGGGGCAAGCAGAAGTGGAGAACATCTTCAGGTAAACCATCAAAAGGTAAGCGAAGATATCTCCCTGATGCTGCTTGGAAATCATTAAGTGCGTCAGAAAAGGCGGCTACCAATAGAGCTAAAGCTAAAGGCAACAAACAAGGTAAGCAATTTGTAAAGCAACCTAAAAAAATTGCGAAAAAAACGAGAGCATATAGGACATAGTATGGCAGAATATCAAGGAAAAACAGTTAAACTTAATACTCCTAGACCTATACGAAAAGGTGAACCAGGATATGGTAGAAAATCTAAAGTTGTATTTGTGAGAGATGGTGAAAGAATAAAAAGAGTTATGTTTGGTGATCCTAATATGCCAATACGCAAAGATAATCCAGAAGCTAGAAAGAATTTTAGAGCTAGACATAATTGTGATAATCCTGGTCCAAAAACAAAAGCTAGATATTGGTCATGTAAAGCATGGTAAATAAATTATTAACATGGATAAGTAATTTATTTTATAAAAAAATGGAAAAGAACAGAGTATATTATTTGTCTGGCATAAGGAAAAAGAAATAGTGCTAACAGGAATAACACAATTATTAGGCTCAGTTGGTGGATTAGCAACATCTTGGATAGATGGCAAAACTGCTGTTCAAAAAGCTGAAGCACAGATACGCATGAAAGAAGCAACAGGTGAAATTGATTGGGAGCTTGCTGCTATACGTGCTACACAAAGCAGTTGGAAAGACGAATGGCTAACAATTTTGTTCTCTCTCCCGCTGATTCTATGTTTCTGTGGTGATTGGGGAAGACAGATCGTGACTGATGGGTTTATTGCATTGCAGAATATGCCGGATTGGTATCAGATAAGTTTAGGGGCGATTGTGGCCGCATCGTTTGGGATTCGATCTGTCAGTAAGTTTTTTGGAATGAAGAAAAGGTGATACATATAAGATACATCCAAAACTATATAGGTGACAGGAGATATCCATTAGACAGTTTAAGATATAAGAGTGACTACCTTAGAAGAAAAGAGATGAGAAATGAGTTATACATTAAGTACAAGAAGTTTAGAGAGATTGAACGGCGTAAACGAATCATTAGTGAATATCGTAAAAGCCGCAATAAAAAAGACAAAAATTGATTTTGGAGTCACCTGCGGTTTGCGGACGAAAAGTGAGCAGGCTGAGTTGGTCAAAAAGGGTGCGTCACAAACAATGAACTCCCGCCATTTGCCACAAGAGTCTACAGGCACAAGTCATGCAGTCGATCTAGTCGCTTATATTTCGGGACGTGTGTCGTGGGAGTTGAATCTTTATGATGATATTGCTGACGCTATGAAAGATGCAGCAATTAAAGAGGGTAAACTTATTCGATGGGGAGCAGCATGGCATAAACCTTTAAATGAATGGGATGGTAGTGCTGAAGATTTGATGAATCAGTATATTGATTTACGCCGGTCAGAGGGCAGACGGCCGTTCATAGATGCCCCACATTTTGAGTTAATCTGATGTGGATGTCTATTATGATACTGTGTGCTAGTATGAATGCACAGTCTTGTATGGTAATAACAGGTAATGAGTTACATACAAGTAAAGAGAAGTGTTTTGAAAGTGCTATTAAAAAAGCAAATAAGGCTGTTACATATCCACAGGTACATCAAGCAAAACCATTTTGTCAGGTAATACCGGGAACAGAAAAACCAAAAGATGAGGTAGAAATATAATGCCAAGAGAGTTGACACAAAAGCAAAGATTGTTTTTAGATGTTTTGTTCGACAAAGCACAAGGCAGTATTGCTCAAGCTAAAAAATTAGCAGGCTATTCAGATGGTACATCATCGTCTGAAGTTGTTCGCAGTTTAAAAGATGAGATCAATGAAGCGACTAGAGAATACTTAGCTCGTGTTGCTCCTAAAGCTGCATTTTCAATGGCTAATGTTTTAGATGATCCTACAGAATTAGGTATTAAAGAAAAGATGGTAGCAGCTAAAGATCTATTAGATAGAACAGGTCATGCTAAAACTGAAAAGATGGAAGTAACTTCATCTACAGGTTTGTTTATATTACCACCTAAAGACTCCGATGCAACGACAACGTAATTATAAAAAAGAATATAAACAATATCATGCTACTCCTTTAGAAAAAAAGAAAAGAGCATCTCGTAATAAAGCTCGTAATGCAGCTGAAAAAGCAGGGTTAGTAAAAAAAGGTAGTAGCAAACAAGTACATCACAAGAATATGAACCCTCTTGATAATTCATCTAAGAATTTAACTATTATTGAGGGTAGAAGAAATGCTAGAATGCAACCAAAAACAAAACGTAAAAGAAGAAGATGAAAACAGAAAGTATAGGTTATTGGGATTTACCACAGCCTGATATAAAAGGTTACACAAATCAATGGCTACCTATTCCTAAAATGGCAAGAACAATACCATTTGGGTATGTAGAAGATCCTGAAGATCCTAATATTCTTAGACCTATTAAAAGCGAGTTGGACGCATTAGAAAAAGCTAAAAAATATTTAGGACAGTATAGCTATAGAGAAATATCAAATTGGTTATCAAAACAAACAGGCAGATATATATCTCATGTAGGGTTAAGAAAACGAGTACAAGATGAACGAAGACGTAAGAAAACAGCTTCAATTAAACGTCAGTATGCCAAAAGGTACGAAGAAGTCATCAAGGCGGCAGAAAAAATTGAAACCGAAAGAGTCGGTGCAAGTAAAGCCACAGATTGAAAAAGTACAAGTTCCTGAAATAAAGTCTGATCCATATGAGGGTAGAAAGGTTATATTTGAGCCTAATCCCGGTCCACAGACAGAGTTTCTAGCATCTAGTGAAAGAGAAGTTTTATATGGCGGTTCTGCAGGAGGCGGGAAGTCGTATGCAATGTTGGCTGATCCATTACGTTATATTATGCATCCTCAGTTTTCAGGATTGTTAGTTAGACATACAACTGAAGAATTAAGAGAACTAGTTTGGAAATCACAAGAACTGTATCCGAAAGTTATACCTAATATAAAATGGTCAGAACGAAAGATGCAATGGGTAGCTCCATCAGGGGGCAGATTATGGTTTTCATATTTAGACAGAGAAGAAGATGTATTAAGATATCAAGGTTTAGCATTTAGTTGGATTGGATTTGATGAGCTTACACAATGGTCTACACCTTTCGCATGGAATTATTTACGTTCACGTTTACGTACTGCTAGTCCTGACTTGCCTATCTTTATGAGAGCCACTACAAATCCAGGTGGTATAGGACATCAATGGGTCAAGAAAATGTTTATTGATCCATCTCCATATAATAAGTCGTTTTGGGCAACAGATATAGAAACAGGTGATAAACTTTCGTATCCTAAAGGACACAGTAAAGAGGGTCAACCATTATTTAAACGTAGGTTTATACCAGCTAGATTATTTGATAATCCCTATTTAGCTGAATCAGGTGAATATGAAACAATGCTATTGTCTTTACCTGAACATCAAAGAAAACAATTACTAGAGGGAGATTGGGATGTTAGCGAGGGTTCAGCCTTTTCCGAATTTAATAGAGATATTCATGTCATTGATCCATTCTCTATACCGAAAAGTTGGAAAAGATTTAGGGCATGTGACTATGGGTACGGAAGCTATAGTGGCATATTGTGGTTTGCTATAAGTCCTAGTGATCAGTTAGTAGTATATAGAGAATTATATGTAAAGAAAGTATTAGCTACTGATTTAGCTGACATGATATTAGATTTGGAACAAGAAGATGGTAATATTCTTTATGGTGTGTTGGACTCTAGCCTTTGGCATAAACGTGGCGATCCTGGTCCATCTTTGGCAGAACAAATGATTATGCGTGGCTGTAGATGGAGACCATCAGACAGAAGTAGAGGAAGTAGGATATCAGGTAAAAATGAAATACATAGACGTTTACAAGTAGATGAATTTACAGAAGAACCAAGATTAGTATTTTTTAATACTTGTACTAATATTATTTCACAACTACCAGCGTTACCACTTGATAAGAAAAACCCTGAAGACGTAAACACAAATGCAGAAGATCACTTATATGATGCATTGCGTTATGGTGTTATGACTAGACCTAGAAGCAACTTATTTGATTTTGATCCTTTGATACAGAATCAAGGATTTCAAGTTGCAGATACAAAATTTGGATATTAAATATGGCAGATAAAGATAATGAAATGATGTTTGAGACTGATGATGTTGCTGTAATAGATACTACAGGCGATCAAGGTATTGAAGCTACTGATGTAAATCAAGTTATTGCTTTTATTGAATCACGATTTAAAAGAGCAGAAGATGCTAGATTAAATGATGAACAAAGATGGTTAAAAGCATATAAAAATTACAGAGGAGTATATGGTAGTGATGTTCAATTTACTGAAACAGAAAAATCTCGTGTATTTGTAAAAGTAACTAAAACCAAAACATTAGCAGCATATGGACAAATTATTGAAGTGTTGTTTGGAAGTTCAAAATTTCCATTAAGTATTAATCCTACTATATTACCTGATGGTGTTGCTGAATCTGTGCATTTAAATACTGATCCGAATGTTACATCTAGTATGGAAGAAATAAAAGAAACCTTTGAAGAAAAAACTAATATACCTTATTTGTTTGATTCTGAAGAGACAAAATTAAGACCAGGTGAAACTCTGCAAGATTTAAAGGAGAGACTTGGCCCGCTACAAAAAAAGTTAGATCCTGTTTCTGAAAAAGTTATTGAGGGAGAGGGAAAAACGCAAGGAAGTGTTACTTTTCATCCTGCTATGATTGCAGCTAAAAAGATGGAAAAGAAGATATTTGACCAACTTGAAGAGTCAGGTGCTAATAAACAATTAAGATCATTAGCATTTGAAATGGCTTTATTTGGTACAGGTATTATGAAAGGCCCGCTTGCAAAAGATAAAGAATATCCAAATTGGTCTGAAGATGGCTCTTATGATCCATTAGTAAAGACAGTTCCTACAACTGAACATGTATCTATTTGGAATTTTTATCCTGATCCAGATGCAAATAGTATGGACGATGCTGAATACATAGTTGAACGACATAAACTTTCTAGAACACAACTTAGGTCATTGAAGTCTCGTCCATATTTTGATGAAGATGCAATTGAAATGGCAATTGAGATAGGAGATTCGTATAGTAGAAAATATTGGGAAGAAAGCATGGAAGACAATAGTGCTAATTATAGTCCTGATAGACTCGAAATATTAGAATTTTGGGGATACGTAGATACAAATATATTAGAAGAAAACGGAGTTACGATCCCTAAAACCTTAAAAGACTTAGATCAAGTTAATGTAAATGCATGGATATGTAATAATCAAATATTAAGACTTGTGCTTAATCCATTTAAACCTGTGCGTATACCATATTATGCTGTACCATATGAGCATAATCCATATTCATTTTTTGGTGTAGGTATTGCTGAAAATATGGATGATACACAAACATTAATGAATGGATTTATGAGAATGGCAATTGATAATGCAGCATTGTCAGGTAATCTTATTATAGAAGTAGATGAAACTAATTTAGTTCCGGGACAAGACTTATCTGTTTATCCGGGCAAAGTATTTAGAAGACAAGGTGGCGCACCTGGTCAAGCTATATTTGGTACAAAGTTTCCAAATGTTGCTGGTGAAAATATGCAATTGTTTGATAAAGCTAGGGTGCTTGCAGATGAAAGTTCAGGCTTTCCATCATTTGCTCATGGTCAAACAGGAATACAGGGTGTAGGTAGAACTGCATCAGGTATTAGTATGCTAATGTCAGCAGCTAATGGGTCAATTAGAAGTGTAGTAAAGAATATAGATGATTATTTAATTGCACCATTAGGAAAAGCATTTTTTAGTTTTAATATGCAGTTTGACTTTGACGAGTCTATTAGAGGTG